AACTCTTGCATCGACTTCATCTTGCGTCCACACTGGAAACTTTTGATCCAAGTACTGTTCTGGCGTTTCGCCACCAAGCTTCTTCACGTAATCCCTGATGTACGCCATAGCGCCAAGCCGAGCGTCCTCGGCCATCCCATCCTTCCCTGGTGTTCCCACCCCCTCCCATGCTTCAAAATGCTTGTAGGCATACCAAAGGACGAATGGTTCCAGCAGTTGCTTCTTGTTCTTCTGGCCCTTCCACACACCTTTCAGTCTCGCTATGTAGGTTCCGGCTATCGCCCCTCCACCACTCGCGCCCTTGGCATTGATGAAGGCATGCTCCATGTTCTCATTCGTGCCGTTCGGTTTGGTCCACTCTGTGGGGGGTGTGCGTGCAATTGTCGAGATATTGTTCTGCTTTTGGTACGCTTTATAGAGTTCGGTTGCCCGTTTTCTTGTGTCAGCACTATCTCTCTGCTCGGTCTTGTAGACCCCGTTCATCGCCTGCATCCACGCAGCCCAGCCACCGCCCCGATTAAAGCCCTTACCGTGCTCAACAGAGTACAGAAGCTTGTCCAGGCCCTGCATTCGCGTCATCAGGTTGTCGCGCTGACCCCGATACTTTCCAGCCTGTGTAACGTCGTACTGCAAAGACTGAAGCCGAGCCCGACCCAGGATGGACTCATACACTGCGGTTGGTGACGCGGTTCTCTCGGCCATTTGATTCTCCTACGTCAGGTCCAGGTACAGCACAAGTAGCTTGTCACTCGACGTGCTGGTTCCACCAGTGTTGTTGATTGTATCCGATTTAGTGATGGAAAACTCGCTGGTCAAATCAGTGATTAAACCGCTGGTTCCATTCTGCTCATAGACGTAGATAAGCTCATCGCCAATCGAGATGCCGGTGACCGTGTGATCACCCGCACTGCCTCCACTGATCACAGCCTGAGCCATGAACTTTCCAGCAAGATGAGTCTTGAGCACTGATTGCGCTGCCAGGAGCGCAGAATTGACGAAACCATCAGCAAACAGGGCTCTGGTTGCTGTGTCCGCCAAGAAGGTTCCAGTCTTGATTAGACCCAGCAAAACCGTGTTGGTCAGGGCCCCACCGGCAAATGCATAAGCGATTCTGTCTGACGTGAAGACGCCTGCATCCACAGTGTCCTCAAAGGAGTCCTCTTCGATTCCAGAGCGTGCTTGCGAACGTCTACGCTTCCGGGCTGAACGACTGGGCTCAGGCGTCGGCTTTCGAGAGATGTACCTTCCGTTGAGCCATGGCACTGCTATTGCCCCGGAGGCGGTTTAAAGGTGCCTGTGGCTTTATCAAATATCCAACCTTCTGGCACCGGACTTTGGGCCTGAGGCGTGGGGGGGGGCTGGCCATACATGCCATACGGATATCCGGGCACGCCAACCGGAGGCTGGACGCCAAACGTACTAATCTGAGGCTGGATGCCAGGCGTAAACGGCATCATCCCCATTGTTGGTGGATTTGCCTGGTGCTGAGCCAAGGCTGCCTGCGCTACGCCAGCCTGCTGCGTAAATCCAGCCTGTTGCTCTTGGAGCCTGGAAATCCTGGGGGCAGTCTTTGCCTTGTGGGCTGCGATGCGGGTTTCAAGATCAGCAAGCTTGGACTGACTGGCTTGGCGCGCTTCGAACTTTTGAAGCTCTTCGTCCTCGACCGGGGCTTCCAACGTTCTGCCCTCCTTCCACGTTCTATATCTTGCTTTTGCTTCAGCCTCGAAGTCGCCAGACCGTGGGTCCTTGCCTTCGGGCGTGGACCAAAAGGCTTGCCCAAGCCCAGCTTCCAAAGCACTCCGCTCAGACTCAAGCCCCTTGGGAGTCTGCTGGAGCTTCGTAATCTTCTCTCCAGCCCTACCCGCCTTACCCTCAAACTTAGTCTGCTCTTCAAGCAGGTGAGTCCCAAAGTCCGCAGGAGCGCGAGTTGCTGCCCAGATGTTGGTCGCAGCCAAGAATGACTTCAAGAATGCCCCACGCTTCTCGTCTTCACGCTTCCGCTCGGCACCCTCAACCTTCTCCTCCAGCGCATGTTCTTGTGTAAGCTGCTCCCTCGCAAGTTCAGCACTCTGTACGCCAACCTGGGCACCAGCCTGTGCAGACGCAGTACCAACAGTAGCCGCAAGCCTTTGCTGCTGAGCAAGAAGCTGCCTCCGCTTCGCTGGCGATGGGTTCATCGCAAGCTGATCGCTAATCGCGCGCGACTGTTGACTGACTATCTGCTGAGTTTTACCAACCGCTGCATCAATCCGAGCATCTTGAACATCAAGGGGGATCCCCTTCTCGGTAGCCTTACTCTTCTTGAGATCAAGCTTCGCCTGGACCAGTTCCCACGGCTCCTTGAGTAGGCTGGCGAACTCAACCGCTGCTGGGACTGCGTCGGTCAACGCACCTTGAAAAAGTGACGCACGCTGAAGTTTGACGTAGTACGCCTCGGGGGTCATGCCCCTGGCAAGAATCTGGTCTGCTTCTTCGGGCTTGTCTGGCATGTCTTCCCCTTATCCAACCGTCGAGCGGCCATAAAGTTCTGCAATCGAGCGGTCGTAAGGTGTGCCAGGCCCACTAACTGAGGTTTGTGTTGCAAGAAAGGAGTCATCCGCAGTCGCTGGAACCTGCGCCAACATGCCGTCTTTGGCCTCTCGGGCTGAGGTCTCAGTAGCAATCGCTGCCTGATTCTTCTGAGCCTTCTCCGCAGCAGCCTGAGCTTGCCGCTGCTCTTCTTCGTGTCGCTTCCTCATGCGCTCAGCGCGCTGAGCCTCATCCTTGGCACTGCCCGCCCCGGTAATCGCACCAATAGCAGTGCCAGCCACAGCACCAAAAATAGCGCCGCCAGGAACAGGGATCATGCTGCCAATCTTGGCACCAAGCGCAACGCCAGTAACTGCCCCGGAGAGAGCGCCGGTTGTCTGCTGTTCTCGAACATACTCAGATGCCATTGCTACCTCATCCTTATCTTATCAAAGCCGCATCAGATCGACGATGAAGTTTCGGCCATCAACATAGCAGTGCTTGTGAGAGGTCTGCTTTCCACCCTTCAATCGATACCAGGCCCGGTAAGAAACCTTGTTGACTCCAGGCGTCAACTCCAGCGTGTCTACAAACGAGACCTGCTGCTTACGGAAGTTGTACGAAGCTCCAGACCTGGGGTAAATCCGGCGCTGCGTGTGCCTTCTGGCTTGAGGTCCAGACCCATCCATCGTGTCGACCCACAGCATGAACTCTACGAAGACCTGACCAAGGTACCTCTGGTTCTCATAGCCCTGGGAGCTTGCGTCTTGAATCAACCAAGTGCCGACATCGCGACTTGGGACGTTCTTGTTGTCCACCTCTCCGCCGGATTCAAACGCATATAGCGTACCCATGCAGATGGCATTCATGTTGGTGCTTCCATCCACATGGACGGTACAAGACATCCCCTCAACAGGCTGCCATACATTCGCATCGAACTTATACGTCTCGTAGTGAGTACTTGAGTCACCAGGATACGTGCCAAACGTCTCGTCTTCGGTACACCCAAGCTGTTCATGCCTGTAGTAGCGGTCAAGCTTGTTGTGGGTCCGATACCGGTAGTGGGTATCTGAACTCACCCCCTCAACGCGCGGAGCCGGGGCATCATAAAACTCAGGCTTGAAGATGAGATCTGATGTGACCCACGCCTCATCAGTCTTCAAATCAGTCTTTGCGACTCGCCCATTGATAAACCTCTGAAACTCAATGAATCGGTCACGGAAAGACTGTGCAGTAACTACGCTACCTGACGCAAAGTCCGCCCAGATTGTCGGATAAACCGGCATACTACTTCTTCACCTCAACAGCACTGAGGTGCATATATCGGACCTTGAAGCCGGGATAATCAACAACAGAGCATCCGTCAGAACCCCCAGCACTAACCCCACCCGCCGGAACAGTGCTTCCACTGGGAAGCTCTGCATAGCCAAACAGCGCAAAATGGACCTGAGCAAGGTTATCGCTGGGACTGAACAGCCATGATGTTTGGTAAGTGAAGTCATACTTGAAGTTCATTCCACGAGTGTTGTTTATGGGCCAAAACTCATGAACCCCACCATCATGCGTGCCGCCAGCCCCAACATATGCTGTATTAAACGTCGCCTCGCCCTCATAACCACTGTCGTAGGCAACAGAGCTTGATGGAATCTTGCCGCTCCATGCCAGTTCAAAATTCTGAATCGTACCGGCGCACTCGTTCGTGTATTCAGCCTCATCAGCCCCAGGAGTAGGCCCCGTGGTGTTTGTTGAGTATCGCAGTCCCATCGTGATGATTGGACACACGCAATCACCGAATGTCCTCGCCCCATAGTCATCCATTATGATTCGACAGCTTGCCCGAACAATCACCTCTTCACCAAGCGTGTTCCCACGAATGTCGCTGACGGTCACATACTGGGGGGCTCCGCTGTTGTTTTTCACAATCCCATCAGTCTCATACGATGAGCCTGAACGAAGCGTCAGGTTTGTCTCTATGTTTTGCTGCAAACTAATCGATACCGGCGCTTCAAATACGGTATTCGGCTTAATTACATCCGCAGTTAGCCCTTCATGACGAATGTTTGCGTGAGCAATCTCAACGCCTCGCACACTCGCCTGCGTTGAGTTGATTGTAGAGGATTGAAGATCATCACCCTCTTTGATCTCATCTGGCTTGATGCGCGCCATTTCAGTGCTTCCTGTATGACACGAGCAAGTTTCGGTCCCTTACACGACAATCCAATCCGAAGTTTCCATCCCTCACCGGCATTGGCGTTGGTGCTGAGCTTGTTGTCGTTGAAAACTTAGAGGTGAACTTTCCACGCTTTGGGTCATCTCGATATTTAGCGTTCAAGCCTTTCCTGTGTGCATAGAGGTCAGACAACAACGCCGCTCGCGCCTGTAGCTCGATGCGGTGAAATCCAGCAGATATTGGAGTCACGCCACATAGAAACGTGCCACATCTATAGTTTCCAACATGAATCCAGCCGCTCTCCGACACCGGCTCACCATCCACCACAATCCTCAGCTTGAACGCATAGTAGTCAACAGCCAGGTCTTCCCACCAACCTTGGGGGAAGTTGCCATGTGTCATTATGAAATCGGCAGCAGTACTACCAGGGGTGGCGTCTGGACTCGTTAGAGAAGCGGCGGACCCATGAAGCTTCACGTTGTCACTAAACCCGACATCATAGCTAAATAACGAGTCGGTAGAGTGTGTTGAGAGGCCATGACTGGTCCCCATCCAGCCACCAGGAGGCCGACTGCGAAGTGCCTGTGCTCGCTGATAATCCTCGTGTGTGCGACCAACAAACGGGTTGTCGTTATCAGCGGTCTCAATTGAACCAGAAGCATCCAACGTATCTTCTCTATGGACACCGTTGCCTTGCCATGTCCATGTCGCATTAGCCTCACAGATAGCCCAGCCATCGGTGTTGGCCTCAAACTCCACTGAAGGCATTGAGACGCCACCTGAATCCAACGTCTGCCACCCAACAAAGCCATTGTTCAACAAGAACTGATCGGAATTATCCGTCGATGAGAACAAACGCTGAAATGCGCGGTTCCTAACCATCGTCGAGTCAATGCTCTCCCTGTTCGCCAGATTATCGGCATCAATCCGCCCATTGACCTCATCCACAAACTCGGACAAATTTCGATTCCAGTCATCAGGAGAGATGATCTCCTTTTCCTCTGGGTAAACCTCAGGAAAACGGGTCGCCATGGCTAATTACCCCCCTCATCCAGCGCATTGGTCAGCAACCGAATATTCCGCTGCTCTCCAACCTTAGCATTCATGTCCCAACCGAAAAGCTGGAACCTGTTTGCAATGTCACTGTCCTCATCCTGACTAAATCGAACCTGAATCTCCTGCACCAGTTCCTTGTGCATGTGGCTAATGTCGAACCGGAGAGAGACGGGCTTGTGGTAGCCCCACTTGCCGCTACTGTCCCATGCCGTCGTGCTGTAAACCGCAAGCGGATTCACCAGATCCTTGTGGGATACCATGCGGTCTGAAGTCAAAGCCAAGTCGATAGAACGGTTGACCCTGAAGTTTACGTTGACCTTGCCGTCGCCATACCCAAGCACATAGCAATTTACATAGCCAAGCTGAATACCCTTGAAGACACTCCCAAAGTCCAGGGGAGCCGTCTCATAGTACGGGTAGTCACGCCTCGACGTGATGGCCCCAAGGGCCGTCTGGTCACCAACACCAGAAGCGCCAAAGACGTTCTTTCCTCGATACCCATTACTGAAGACATGGACACCGGGCATCGTGGAGTCGTGACTTCCAAAGTACAGATAGTTCCGCTCATCGCGGACCTCTACAGCGCACTGGATTGGGTAGTTCTCCCTGAAACTCCACGCGCCGACTTCATAATGGAAGACCAGCAATAGGTTGTTTCGTTGCCCGGTTGTCGGGATGCAAAGCCAGTACTCTTTTTCCTTCCGATTGATGACCCCAACAGCCCCGATAGCGTTGCTGCGGTCCATTCTCTTCAGGGTTTTCTTGATGGGCACTGACAGGTCCACAACGCCTGTGATTGTCCCCGTGTTCTCAAGCGCACCCTTGAGTAGGTAAACGCCGTCCGAGCCCAAGAACGCCAGCCCTACACCCGGCAATTCCTTGATGCTGTTCGGGGCGGTACACCCAACGTCTTCATTCAGCGTCACAATGTCGAACGCGCCCGGAGAGCCCTTGACCAGATAAATGCCGCGCTGCTTAAACACAACCAGAGCATTCCTGGTGGGGTGCATGCCTGTGATTTCGCCAGAGTTAGCGCCACCCACATCAAACGAGTTGAACAGCGGGAAGACTTCAGGCATCCCAGGGGCACTGTACCGAACCTCATTCCCCGGCATTCCCGCCAAGAAAACAGTGTTCTTAAAAACCGATATGTACCGGGCTTGCGATGGCCATGCGCCAAAGTCTTCGGGGTCTCGAAGCTCTCCCACGTTTGAGTCTGGTACACCATCCTCAATTATGGCCGTCTCGTTGTCTTGAACTTCCTTGATGAAGTAAAAGTTCCGACCAGACTCAGGGAAGATGGCATCACCATTGTCATCCAGAAGGTCCCTGGTGCGGTACAATCGCCGGGCAACAACATCAGGCCCGCCGACAGGAATCGTCACGGCTGTAAACCGGCGCTTGCCCTGACAGCACTCGAATGTACACATGTCACTGGCTTCAGACATTTGGCTCTCTTGACCGCGCTTGTTCACAAACGTGACCCGGTACTGATACCCACAGAGCTTTCCGTCAGGGTACGTCTTTGAATCCGTGCTGTAACTGCCGGTTGGATTGCAGCTACCCAAACCCTGAGAGCGAACCCTCGTGCCAAGAAAATAGCCAGTGTCCGCACTTGGACCCGATGTGTTCTCTTCCTTCAGCAACTCTGAACGAAAGATGACCGTGGCCTCGGGAGCGGCGGGTGGGTTGTGAAAACCCGCACGACTGGTGGTCCGACCATCAAAACACACGGGCTCATCACGACCATTGATGATGTAAAGCCGACCACCAAAAGTAGCAGATTGAGAGCCCGCGCTTGTTGCGCTCGGAACAAATCTTGACCTACCAGAAACTGAAGCATCCCAGGTCTTGTTCTCAGAATCCGTAAGCGGCAAATAGGACGCCTCAGCACCCTCAAACCCGCGCGGGTTTACCTTGGCAAGACCCCCAAGCGCATTTTCAAATATGGTGTACCGAACCGCACCATTGTGCCGGGCATACCAATGAAGCGAAGTGATCCGCCCACCATCCGCCCACTCAGCCAATGAGGTTGAATTATCCAGGCTAATCAGGTCATACCCGCCCGCAGTCCTCCAGCCATCATTGAGGTCCCAAGACATCTCGCGAATGTCTGAGGCTGAATCAGGCGTGACACGCCACCGGTCATCAACACCACGTAGCCGGAATGTCTGGAAAGTTTCGGTTTTCATGTCTTAGACGGAACCCCCCAACGCTCAAGGTCGGTAAAAGTCTGATCAAAGCCTCGACGGACGTACATTCGGTCAGTCCTTGAGAGATACTTGCTCTTCATGCGCTCCAGAAGCGGAATTGCCCGCCTCTCATAGATGGTTGCCTGCTGCGCCATGCCATGCTGCAAGCAGATGTCTTGAAGCGCCAAATAAACCAGCAAATGATGATACTGAACCGGCCACATGGGCGTGTCCGAGTCATTTGTCAGCCCTCTCGGCCTCCGCAGATACCTGAACACAACCGGAAAATCCGACCCAGGTGTATACCAAGTGCGAATGTACTGAACAGGACCACCCTCATAGAGGTGCTCAAGCTCAGTCAAGACGCCATCGGTACTGATCAAAGCAGTCGTTAGGTTTACGTTGTCCGAGTAGTCGCTGGCAGTCGTAAGCTCAAGGCCCCGGTCATTGTAGGTCGTCTGGTCCTCGCGAAGTGTCGCGATGTGCCTCCAGGCACCACTACCAATCGCAGTACTGCCTTCAATCGTCTCAGCAAGGCGCATGCGTCTGTAGACCTTCTTCATCATGCCAGTCTCATCAGTCGCGAGGCCAAACGCAGATGGCTGCATCAAGCCTGTAAGCTCAACCCGCTGGGGGGTGCCGCCAAGGAATGCGATGTACTTGACTTGAGTGGTTGGTGACGGCGGAGACTCCCAGCCCGCATAGGTGAAGGTGTAGCAGTACTCATAGGTCGCTTTATCGACCAAATTCACACCGGTTGGACCAGCATTAAGCCTCACTCGCGGCGCAAACTCCGGTGGGTCCAGATTTTCGTGCGTCTCCTCAACACTGACAAACGAGTCACCAGTACTGTCCCGGTCAAGGAACAGGAACTCTTCCTTTCTCGCGTCCAAGAACGTAAATCGGCCCTTCTCCGGGCCAGTTATGGTCTGCGAGGAGGTGTAGACCGCGCCAGATGGACTTGACGCCGGGTCTGTGTATGTGACCGTCTCCTTGCGGCTGAGTCCACGGTCCATCATGCCAAGGACCTCAACGCAATCCCGAGGCAGAGCGTACTTCTCGTACTTGATCTTCCAAGAATCGCTGGTGAACGCCCCCGGAGTCCTATCAACGATGATGTGGCGAGCGGTTGGGCGATGCGTGATCAGGTAGTTCTGGTTGTCAATCTCCAAGATTTGTCCAACAACATCAGGGTTGAAGAGCATTCGGTCTGAAGTGCCAACCCCTGTAGGCAACGAGCCAACCCGACTGTTGCTAAACGTCAGGCTGTTAGTTGCAGAGCCGGTGACCTCCTGGCGAAGAACAAGCTCGGACTTTTGCTGCATGAACAGCCAATGGTACTGGCTGGAAACCTGCAAATAATGCCGGTTTACGACTCGCGTGACAATGTCCCTGTACTGCTGAAGCTCAGGGTTGTAGTCCAACGCAGCGTTGATTTCTTCTCGGATACCCTTGAGGTTCACGACGCACTCCTAAAAGAAAACCGGCAGCCCAGGTATTGTACCCCGGCTGCCGGTAGTGGGCGCGGAGCCCGGTAGCGAAAATGGCTTAGAAGAAGCCCTGATCGACGATCATGACATCAGCGTAGTTAGTCACAGCAGAGTCGTCCTCAAGGCCAACAGCGATAACTGCACCGAAAGTGGTTTCGGCCAACATACTTGCCATCCCAATCGTTCCACCGCTAAGTGGGCCAGTGAGGGGAAGGCCCTCATCGCACCCTCCATTGACGTATGCATTTTCATACTTGCCAGCGGTTTGAACGACTACATTTGCGCCAGCAGCAACGGTTTCAGTCGCAACACCAAGCGTCAAGCAGTTCGCTGTCACACCACCAGCAGCACCAACCTCTGCGTTAGCGCATGAAGCGCCAAGACCATTGGTGGTATCACCGGTAATTGATACGAAGTACCCCTTGGTACATGCAGCCGACGCATACAGCGTCACGAACTTCTTTGGAAAATGATTGACGCCATCGACGCCATCAATCTTATGAATAGCCATTTTGTACTCCTACTCTCGATACATTGGCTTTGGGGTAGGGTGAGGGCCAACATGACCCCCACCCAATCTAAGAAGACTTAGAAGGTTTCCAGGTCGAACGCGACACCGCTCGAACCGAGGTGCTTGGCGATCAACTGACCACGGCACCGCAGCTTGGCGGCGCGAACGTCGTACTCACCAGACACAGTCTCGAAGTCCGACAGGTCGAAGTAGCCCTGCGGATCCCAGATGGTGTGGATGTCGTTGAGGTTCAGCATGTAGAAGCTGATCGGGTCGCCAGTGGTGACCGTGCCAGCAGTCGGCATGTTGCGCTCGACGTTGATCTGCACACCATCCCAGTACTCAACCAGACGACCGCCATCGATCTTGCTCTGGTCCACGTACCGCTCATGGGCCTGAAGAGAACGCTTCAGGTTCTTGAAGCCAGCCCGAGAGGCCAGAATCACGTTCGGGTCACCATTCGGAGACACGGAAGCAATCTCGACCTTCAGGTCATACAGGCCAGCAAGACCGTTCGAGTTGAACGAGCCAGCACCATCGAACATCTGGTTCTGCCAACCAGTCTTGGACGAGTAGGTACTCTTGCTCACAGAACCAACGGTGTTGCCCTGGGAGCCCACAGCCTCAGGCTCAAGGAAACCGTGATGGCTACCAGTCGTGACATCAAAGCCATTCAGGGTGTTCCAGTCCTCCCAGCCAGCCTGAGAGCCCTGCACCATCTGCTTGACATACTCACGCTTGAGTGCGTTTGCAGTCATCTTGGTGCGACTCTCGATGATCGAAAGAACAGCAGCGTCACCCTGGTTGGTCATCTCCTCCTCAGAGGAAATCGCCACGGGGCGGACAACGTGTCCCCAATCGTACTGGGCAGGCTTGAACACATCCTCGACCGTCAGGTCAATGCGCTCGAAACCAGTCTGCATACGAGTAGTCGAAGAGTGCTCACCGAACCCAAGAGGAATCACGATGCGGGTACCACCAGACTGAACCGGCTTGCCTGCGCCATGAACGCGCTCGGCGGCATCAAGGAAGGCGGTGGTCTCGTGAACATTGTCACGCCACTCCTTCATCAGGATATGCATCGTGGTCGACAAAAGATCATTGCCGATTGTTAGTGAAGTGGTAGGCATCTCAGGCTCCTAAGTGATTCCTTAACGGACGGTGTTGGAGATTCGTTTTGCGGCTTCAGGGTTTGCTTGCAACCAAGAAGCAATGGACGCCGCGCCTTGCTTCTTAATATCAGGTGGGATGTCCTCTACTCCGGGCGAACCACTCATGGAACTACGCTTAACCTGGCGCGCAGACTCTGCCCGAGCACGACGCTCAGACTGTGCGCGCTTCTGCTGTTGCTCCATAATATTACGAGCCTTGATGATCTCGTATGCATCCTGAGTTGAGAGCGGACTTGTTGTCTTTTCCCGGCCTCGTACAAGAGTCGCGACCGTCTTCTTAAAGGCTGGGTCGCGCATCTCAGGATGTGTATCAAGGAAATCAAGATACGCTGACTCCTGCTTGCGCTCAACAGATGCTTCACGCATCGGTTGGAACGCCTTTGTCAGGCCCTCAGCAATACCCTTGTTGATTCGGGCCTCGATGCCCGCCTCACTCATAATGTCAGGAAGCTCATCATCTGAGACGTTCATTGCGTCCTTGACCCGTGGGTCGTCGATGACCGCAGCGAACTCGGCCTGACGGCGAGCAAAGTCACGCTCAAGCGCATGAACAGCGTCTTCACGCTGCTGAATCTTCTTATCAAACGAAGCCTGCTGAGACTCAAGGGTCTTCTGCTGCTGCTTATAAGCAACGCGGAAGTTGTGAAGCATCCGCTTGGCTACAATCGGCAGTTCCTTAATGTCCTGCTCTGTAATCTTGTCGTAGAAGCCATCAAGCTTCAGGTCATCATCATCAATCGTCTCAAACATCGGGTCAAACGACTTCGCTGGCTCTTCGCGCGGCGCAGGCGCGGGCGCAGGCTCTTCGGGCGCAACCTCTTCAGACGCACTCGCCTCTACCGGAGCCGCATCAGTGGACTCAGGAACATCTACCAACGCCGCCAGATCAGCCGCATCAACTTCCGGCTGAACAGACTCAGAATCACTCACCGTCTCGTCACTCACAATCTCTCCCTCAGTAATGTGGAATGTACCACTCATTCAGTGTTTCAAGCAAGATACTACTACGCTGGAGCCGAGGTTTCCATTCCAGCAGCAAGAGTCTGGTCTTCTTCAGACATTGCCTCTGTAACCGGAGGCGGCATCTCGGCCTCTTCTGGGGCCTCCATCTCACCAGGCGGCTCCTCAAACGCAGCGATAAACTTCTTATCGGACCCCATACGCTTCAGTTGCGCGGTGGCCTTGCGAAGCTGGGTGTCCGAATCAAGTTCCATAGGATCAAAGTAGTACTTGCTCTCGAACTCACCCTCCCCAACCACCTTGGTTGCTTCAGAAATCGCAACAAGCGGGAGGAAAAGCTCAGGCGGAAGCTGCTGGTCCCAGCGGTTCTTCTCTGCACCCGAAAGATCAACCTCAACCTCAGGAATGTCACCACCACCAAGCTTGCCAAGCGTGTCATTAAACTGACCAACAAGGTTATCGATCACCTTGATCGAATACGGCTTACTTGGAACCGGCGCAGACTCGGCAATTGCCATCATCTGCTGCATCTGCGGGTCCTCGCCCTCAGGAGGCATCATCTCTGCCTCACCCTCTGGAGGCATCATCTCTGCCTCACCCTCCATGGGAGGCGCTCCCTCTGGAGGCATCGGTGGCGCACCCGCTGGCGCACCGGGGTCTTCAGCGTAAAGTCCGGCCTCTCCGGGCAGGCGCTCTCCAGTTCGAGGATCAATAGGCATCTCAATCTCCTGAGTGGCTCAAATCATACCGCGATCACGCGCTTTGCGGTAGTTCCGAAAAGCTGGTGAGTTGTCAAGACGGTCACAATAGTCAGCATAATCTCTTTCGTCCCGCTCGTTTTCATCATCCATCTTGCGAAACTCGCTCTCCAAGTCCCAATCCCCATCTACAGGAGTCAGGCCGCGCTGCTTGCAAACCTCGGCCCGATGCGCCTTGCTTTGAAGCATAACGCCAAGCCCCCGGTCATAATACGGGAAACGCTCACTCCAGCGGTCAATACGCGCAGACGGCACCCATCGTGAATCTGTAGCAGAACACTGTGGGCACTCCTGGTCATCTTCAAAATGTTCGCCAACCCGAGAATCAATAAGCTCCTCGAAATCGTGCTCACAAGCATTACACCGGTACCGATGCATCACAAGGCCGTTCCCGCCTGAAACCTTACGCTCCTTGTCATCAACCAGCGTAAGAGACTGGGCCTTAGACATCCGAATCACATACTTCGCGCTACCACCACAGTCTGCGCATTCGATGACACTTGGGCGCGCATCAAAACGAAACATCCGATCTTGTTCAGACCCGCACGGCTCACAACGAAAACTATACAGGGGCACCGGCTGCTCCAATAATCTGACCAATCATCTGCTGCTGCTGCTGGGGCGGCAAAGCCTCAACCTCGCTGAGAATCTGCATCATGTTTGCGTCATTCTCAAACAATTGCTTCAAGGCCACCAACGCCTGCTCGGGCGGTAACTGACCAACCTCAGCCATAATCTGGGCCATCTCTTGGTTCTCCCCACCCGGAGGAGGACCCTGTGGCGGCGCTCCCTGTGGCGGCGCTCCCTGTGGCGGCGCTCCGGGCATCATCTGGGGCGGGCCTGCCTGTTGGGGCGGCTGCTCAGGCTGCTCTTTCTTCTGAGCCTTCTGCTCTTCCTCTGCCGCCTTAGCTGCCGCCTCCATTTCCTCTGGATGCAAGTCCTTCGGGAAATCAAACCGCTCAGCAATAACCTTCATGTATGAACGAGCGAACACACCAGCAGGTCCCTTGTCTTGCGACTGCTGCCAGAGCGCAGAATAAGGCTCCATCAAAGCCACAAGGTTCTGCTGCATCGCCGCATCGGTCAACGGAGTCCTGCCGCCCTCGATAAAGCTGACCTCGAACTTGGCGTCCAAATCCTGAGCAGTGACAATAATCTTGTCACCACGCTCCATCAGAACCAACGCCTCCTGCTGTACAGCAGTGACATCACCAACCTGCGTAGTGCCAAGGTCGCGAACTGAATCCTCATCAACATAAGGCTCTTGCTCAGCAGAAATACCCTTAACCAGAGCCTCTTCCGCTTGGGCCTCATCCTCCTCCGATGTCGCCGCCTCCTTGTCAACAGCCGAACCAGTCAGCATCGCCCCAAGTCTGGCAAGCTCATCAGGGCGCATATCATCAAGGCTATTCTTGCCTGTGGCCTTCTCTGCAAGCCGCGAGAACTCATCCCCATCAACATCCTCGCCAGCCTTCTTGGCCAACTCCTTGATGCGCTCAACGGTCCACTCTTCAGCCTCTGCCTCTGTCTCTGTCTCTGTCTCTTCAGACTCTGCGTCACCAGATGGCTGCGCTCCAACCTCAGCAAGCTCAACATCTTGCTCTTCATAGGCACCAGCCGAATCACCAGTATCCTGCATGCAGGCAATAAGGGCGCGCAAGACAAGCGAAACAAGACCGCCAAGCCACTGGTCCTTGATGTTGCCATGCATACCGAATTCAGACTCGGTGTACTGCATCGCAGTCTGAACCTCAAAGGCCGTCGCCTTCGTAATCATCCCGCGCGCCTGAGGACTCGTGCCAATCACACGCTCAAGGTCATTCTCGACATTCCCGACGTAGTTCCAGATGTTCGGCGATATCGGAGCGTTCTGAATTGGGATGATGGCGTCACCAAGCGGACGCTCAAACCCAGACTCCACCTCAAGAACCAACCCGTCATGGCCCTCGGTCAAGTTCGTCATCTCCTCCGCGCTAAACGTGCCCTTCCGAGTCACATACTGCCGCGTGTCCTTTCGCGTAGACATCGCAAGAAACGACCGGTACGAGTTCAACTCGCGGAACTGAGGCATCAACCGAGCAGTGTGAGCAATCCCGCGAAGAGGGAACTCTGGCTCATGATTGAAGATCAAAGGAATCACATGCGGAGCGGGCTGACCGTCAGGCTCTGCAAACGGAAGCGGCCCAACCCAGACGGGCTCCTTCGAGATTCCGCCCTGACCCAACACATAAATCTCAAGACGCCCCTGGTATTCAATCTCAGGATTCTCAGGATCGCGGTACGTATCGACCAAGTTGCACAACTCAAGAACACGAACAAACGCAGACTCGTCTGAAAGCGCAGTCTTTTCGTCTCGACGACCCTTCGGCTCGTCATCAGACGCAATCGTGGCATTACTCAAAAAGTCGAGACGACGAGTGCCTGCCAACTCTTCCAGGCCATACTCACGCTCAACCTCAACCTTCGGACGGTAGTAAACGTGGCCACGGAATCGCTCGTCATCCACATCGCCCACATCCCGGTCGAGGAGCATCTCCCACCACGGGACCACTCGCATCCAGACGCGGTCCAGAGGGCTCCCACGGCCTGAATGGTAGCCAACCTTGACCCCAGACCCAGGATACAACAGGCCCTGCCTGAGGGCCGTCATCACACGCTGGTGGATCTTTGAAGACGACAACCAGCGATTGATCGCAAGCTCTGCCTTCTCAGCATCACCCTGGCCAGCCGGGTCCTGACTGAGCACTGCACGACTCGCGCGAGGATACAACGCACCCAGATACGAGGAAAGCACGCCCCATAGACGGTTTACCTCAATCTCAATCTCGGTCGCACGAGGGTTGCGAGGCAGCCGCTCTCCCGCCATGTACTCCCAATACTTGGTCATGTACGTGGACTTGTACATCGCCCACATCTTCCGACCATCCCGCATGGCGCGGTCATGGGCCCTGACCTGATCCTCAACTACACTGGGAGTGATCTGGTCAGTATTTTTACCGTTCTCGGGCATCTCAACTACCTACTCTGACCGTATTGCTAAAAGGATTCTTGCGAGCATAGTAACGTCTGCGGCTGCGACGGGGAACCACCTTGGACTCCGGCATGTTCCGAAGGTTCCAGGCAGCAAGCATTAGCGCGTCTGCGTGGTCGTCGTGGTATCCATCCTGACCTTCGATCTTGCAGTTGATCTCACGGATGTGCATCAACTCCTGAACGGTCGTCAGGTCTCGCAGTTCAAGAGCATCCCCGTTCACAAGTTGGCGCAAGTGGGCATACCCCTCTTCCTTGGAACCCCGAGTGGTCGTCCAGTACTTAGGAGTCTTGCTCGCCTTTGCGCCAGGAGCAGCAGGCCTGTGCCACAAAGGAATCCCAGCCTTGATGAACTCCCGAATCACTACAGGCCCCGCTCCACCCGTATTTGCCTCAATCAAGGCCCGCGCCTTGTTGTAGTGAGCCGCAAGATCAATAGCCTTCTGGGAGAACAGGATTTCACCACCCTGATTCATCGATAATGACGCCACTTGGCGTCCATCTGCACTCAAAACCTGGGCCACAGCGTAGTCACCACCCGTACACCACGACGGGTCCACGCCAATCGAGTAGTTCATACCCGGATATGGGCGCTCATAAATCCGAAGCTCACCCTGGACGGGCTTGATGGTCGAAATCACCTGATTCAAGTAGTCAGAATCAAACCAACTACCGTCAAAAATGGCGAATCCGTCCTCTACAGTAAGCGGATACTCCCGCCTGAATCGACGCAAGCCAATCCCATTGACACCATGAATCTTGTCATGTCGCCAATAAAGCTGCTCAATGGTGAGGTTGTGGCGCTGCTGTAGGTCCCATTCCCCCTGGTCAGGCTCCCACCCCTGCGGAACCTCCGCCCGATATGCAGCATGGTCCGACCATTTGAAGAAACGGAACCGAACATTCTTGTCCCCGTTCCGCTGCGCTTCCAAAGCAGACATCACCTTTTGATGAAAAAGGTTCCCAGGGCCGTCTGCGGTGGAAACAATGATGATCTTGCGATGCGGACCCTCGTGCATCGTAGACGTAATCGAGGCCCACACCTCTTCAGCATTCGGCCAGAACGCCAACTCATCTGCATGCAGCCGCTGATACGTCCAACCACGAGCCTCGCTCTTGCCCCCAGCCGTCATGCACCGGAAACCAGCAAGCGTGTCCTGAAAGATCAACTCCCGCTTGTTCGAACGGTCAATCTCCCGCTTGAGCATCTTCGGCAAGGAACGGTAGTAGTGCCGAATACGCCCAAAAATGGCGTCTGTGGACTCATACGAATCAGCCGCAACCAAACACCGCACCGGGTCCTTGCACCAATACAGATAATTGAAATTGTACGCCGTCGCGACCGTCGTGTCCCCAATCTGGCGAGGCTTGTAATGAATCACCGTCTCAGCATCAGACTTGAAATCATCCAACGCCAGGATCTGCTCATAGAAGGGCTCATCAAAGCTGCGCTCGATTCCCTTCTCATCGATGATCTTCAGACGACTGATAAACTCTGAAGGCTCCTCAGCCAGCCGCTTCAGATGATGCTTGTCAGCAACATTCACTACGCCTCACCAGTCGGAAGCTTCCAACGGTCTCCACCAGACTCGCCAAAATAACCCCGAAGCTCTTTAAGCTCTGTCGATGTCTGGGCCTCCTGCTTCGCGTTGCGAGACTCAAATCGAGTCTTGGCGTACTGGCGATACGCCCAGTCCTCACCCTCCTGCATCGCGTCACGAATGCCAACCCAGAACTGCGAGTCCATGCTCTTTAGTTCCTCTTCGCTGACCTCCTGAATCATCGGGAACTCCTCAAAGAACCAAACCTTGAACTCGTTACTCTCCGAAAGCCACCGCTGCCAAACTCGCTCGTTGATCTTCATGCCACTGTAGTTCTTGGCCTCAGTTGCCTTGAACCACTCCCCACGGAAGTACTTCCCGCTCTTCGCCATCCGATACGCCACCTTCCTGAACTTCTCCTGCTGACGACTCGGCTTGAACTCGACATGTCCAGGGCTTGTCCACTGCTCAACTTCCGCACAGTCAACATGGCCGTCTTTGCCTACGTTGTAGTACATGCGCAACTTCGCTGGATTAAAAGGCTTTCCACTGTCGTCCGACATTCCAACCCCCTATTGACTGGCTAACGTGTCACACTTACCATGATTACACGCCAAAACACGAGAATACAACGATGTCCGATGACACCAAGTGGATCCCGCAAAGCAAACTCGTAGAGAGATTGCAGAAAACAAGACGCTTTAGAAATCCGCCCATAATCAATCTTGACTCGCCAGAAGCCAAGGTTCGATACCTGCACAAGCTTACCGACGAGTTCAAGAAAGAATGGGACAAAACAAACGAACGAAAGGCCTAAAACGGCACTTCCGGGTCGCCGCCTGCGCGCGCGCCTGTGCTCACGTTGCCATGGCCATAGGCCTGAGCCTGATTACCGTGGCTGTGGCTATTGTTCTGGCCGCCGCCCTGGTGCCTGCCCGCGCCATCGTTGTCTGAACGACCACCAAGGAAACGAACAGTGTCCGCCACTACCTCTGTGGCGCGACGGTTCGCACCCTCCTTGTCGGTGAACTCTCGGGTCTGAATACGACCCTCAACATAGAGTTCCTTGCCCTTGGTGCAGTACTTCGCCACATTCTCGGCGGTGCGGCCCCACACAGTGACCGTGTGCCACTCAGTGTGCTCGACCCAATCATCGCCATCCTTGCGGCGCTCGCTCGTAGCAAGCCGCAAGTTCACTACAGCAGTCCCGCCCTTCGTCTGACGAAGCTCCGGGTCCATGCCCAATCTACCAACCAAAATCGCCTTATTCACACTCATCGTTTCTTCTCACCTTTGTTCTTCCGCTTAGCGCGGATTTTTGAGTAACCAATCGCAAGCATCAGTCAGCGTAATCCGTTCTTGGCCATGTCGATTACCGCTTGATCTTCAGCGCCACACCAACAGCCTTCGTCAGGTCAGGCTTCTTCGGGGCCCGGCCCTGCAAGAAATCAACATCGCGCTCAAAGGACCCTTGGTCCTTCTTCATCCGAGGGTTCTCGCCAGTCATCTTGCGATACTTCTTCGCAAGCTCAAGTGCATCATCTACTTCCATTATTCACCTCTGGAGGGAGGAGGGGGGTCATAAAACGGGGACTTGGAATCCGTCGTGTCTCTTTCACGAAGCACCTCGCCTGCCGCAGAAACATACCAGATCTTGTCATCGAACCTCTCTGCGGTCCAAATAT